GTAAAAAGAAAAAAAAAAAAGAAAAAGAAGAAGAAAAAGAAAAAGAGAGGAAAAAAATAAATGAAGATTCAAATTTTAAAAATATAATAGAAAATTTGCAAAAAGAGATACAAGAAACAAAGAATACGATTAGCAAAACAACTCAAAATATTATAACACATCATCATACAACAAATAATACAACAAATACAACAAATAATACATTAAATATAATTGTAAATGATTATGGAAAAGAAAATATTAGTTATTTAAAAAATAGAAAATATAAATTTCTTATAAATCAAATGTTAGGAAATGGTATGGAAGGATTACAAAGATATATTAAATATAAATATTGTAATCCTGAAGCTCCTGAAAATTTAACTATAAAATATACAAATCATAGATCAAATAAGTTAAAAGTTCGACAAGATAATAAATGGAAAACCCGAGATAAAAATGAAGTTATGGATGAATTATATGATAGGGATAATAACGTAGAAGAAGTTTTAAATGTATATGAACATATAAATGATTTAGAGGATAATAATCATATGGATGATATTCAAATTGATTTTATAAATCGAGTAGGTAAATTTTATGACAATGGTGATGAAATTGATGAAGTAGAATTTGAAAATGAAGAAATGAAAAAAATAAAATCTCTCACATTAAATGAATTTTATGATTGTTATAAACAGAATAAAACTAAATTTGATTTATTGTCTAAATAAAATAAAAATTTTATATATAATATTATATGTTTATGATAAGACTTTCTGATGACGTTGTTAAATTAATTAAATCTTATATTCCCCCAAAATGTTATTATTCAAATTGTAATGAGATAGGATGTAATTTATTTATTCCTAATGTTTTCTATGGCCATCCAATATTTGATAGAGGATATTATTGTAATCTACACTTTGATGTACATCGCATTTATTTTAGATATTCTTAAAATTGAAAGAAAAGTTAAAATCGAAATAAAGTTATTTTATGTAAAAATAAAGATGACATCTTTTCAGGTTACATATCAAAAACTAGTTAAAAATAATATTCCAGATAATATTGTTAGAATTATTTTTGATTATGCAAAATGTCAATATGAAGGTTGTTATAATTTTGGCGATGAAGAATTAATTACATTTGAGGGATTTGGCGGATTTGATGGATTTTATTGTTTTAATCATCTTGATGAAGTAACACAAGAAATAGAGGAATTACTTGACGAATTTAATTCATATCGTGATGATGAATTTGAAGATGATGATTATTATGATGATGCTGATGCATTCACGGGATGGGATTTCGGTGCGTCTGTAGATATATAAGGAAATAAAAATATAAGAATTATTAATTAGTTTTTAATAATAAGGACTAATTAATGATTAGTTTAAGAACAAGAACAAGAATAAGAAGAAACCGTTTAAGAATATTACATTGTTTACTTTCCATAAGTTTATTAACGACTCTTATAATTTTGTTTTTATATTTACCAGAAAAACAATGGATTTACCCATATGTAATATTAGTTTCATTATTAATTGATTTGATATTAGTATTAATAAGATTTTATTTTGTTTATCGTAGGCGTTTGGTAACAACAGTTATTTATAATGAAGTTATTTCAGAGCCGGAAAGATTAATAAGCAATGAAAATAGTAGTCCATTTATTGTATCAATTGAAATGGATAATTATGAATATAATAAAGACAAAGAAATCAAAAATTTTGAAACAAGTTACTCATCACATAAATGTTGTAGTATTTGTCTTGATGATTTTAAAGATGGTGAATTGATTTCAAAATTAAAATGTGGTCACGAATATCACGAAAAATGTATAGGTATTTGGGTTTATACAAAACCTCAATGCCCATTATGTAAAAAAATGTTAACTACAGATATTCAGGAAATAATTTAAATGAATGTCGTAAAAAATTTAAAATTGATTTTTTAAACCCCTATCTATAAAACAACTTAATAAGTATTATTTACTTTTTAACTCAATCAACTTTTCATTTATTAACATGTCTTATTTTACTAAAGGAGATTTTTTAAATAATTACCGACAATCCAAAACATATACTAAACAAAATATTCAGTCATATGCTGGTGTTCGGTACAATAAAGGAACGTCTCATCAGAAATCAAATATGAGCACAGGTTATATTTCTAATAACTTTTGTTCTCAAATTAATAAAATGAAAACCTGCAAATCGAGGTATGTTTATACTCGTAGCAGTTAAAAAGTTTTAAAAAAAGTTTTAAAAAAAGTTTTAAAAAAAGTTTTTAAAAGTTTTTAAAAATTAAAAAAGTTAAAAAAAAAAGAATAAATCAGTCCCTATATAATTGTCGCTTCGCTTCTCTCTGCGTCAATAATCATATTCTCATTTTCATTTTCATTTTCATTTTCATTTTCATTTTCATTTTCATTTTCATTTTCACTTTCATTTGGATTAATAAGCCAGTGAATATTTTCATTTTGATTATTTTGATTATTTTGATTATTTTGATTATTTTGATGATTAGAAACATTTATATCATCAGTTATATCATCAGTTATGTCACTTATATCTGATATGTCAGATACATCTGATACATCAGAACCAATTGTAAATACATCATTTGCCTCACCATTTATAGTTTGCCATAGTGGAACTTTGTGCCTACATATGGGACAGGAATTGTTTCTTTTATACCATGTCGAGATACATTTTGAATGGAAAATATGGTTACATATTAATTTACATGGTAAATCTGGTTTTTCTTTATAAATCCAGTCTCCTATTTTTGAATGTGTATTTATTAATTTTCTTATACATTTTGGTTTTCCAAACATTAAATTTTGGCATATTCCACATAAATTATTACGCAATTTTTGTGCATATTTTTTGTTATCTTCAATAACATTATTTACTTCACTTTGCATCATAGAAGTATTTTGTATTTCAAGTTCAATAAGATTTGCTCTATAATTTTGTGTTTTTTTGTGTCTTAATTCAAGTTGATTTTTTTTTTTACTAATTTTTTTTTTTAAATCAATAACTTGTTTTTGTATAATATGTTCTTCGGCAAGTGATAATATATAATGATTTCTATGTTTGAGATAATTATATTTATCAAAATTTCTAGCAAATACTTTATTTGAAAAGGAGGAGTCAGATAATTCTAAATGTGCATCATCAGTTATGGATGTTATATTTGGAGATTCCATCTAGTATTATATATATTATTAAATTTTTAATTTTTGATTATTAATCGTAATGAGTACTTTAGCATTTATTTTGTCGAACTAGGATAAAGAGAGTATTAGAGGATAACGTATTTCTAAACCATTATGAAATATAATCGTCTTTTAATGTCTTTTCCAAAATATTTTGATGTTATACATTATAATTTAAACGTTCATATGACAATGTCAAGAAAGGTAAACAAACAATTAGCTCATCGTCAATGGGGTGATTTATTTAATATTTTACAATCAAATAGTGTGAGAGTTGATTTAATTCCACCAAAAAAAAATTTAGTAGATATGGTATTTACAGCTAATGGTGCATTAATTTATAAAAATTTAGCTATAGTGTCAAAGTATAAAGCTTTACCGCGAGATGGTGAAACAAAATGTTATGTTGATTATTTTAAAAATAATAATTATGATGTATATGAAATGAATAATTATTTTGAGGGAACTGGTGATGGTATTTTTTCTCATTCAAAAAAGAATTTATGGTTAGGGCATGGTTTTCGTTCAGATAATAGTAGTTTCGAAGAAATTAAAAATGTTTTAGATGATAATAGCGTCGAAGTTCATAGTTTAAAATTAATTCGTCCTGAATGGTATCATTTAGATACGTGTTTTTGCCCAGTTGGTAATGGTAAATTATTATTATTTGATAAAGCATTTGATAAGGAAAGTTTAAATAAGATATATAGTGTTTATGATGATAATGATATTGTAAATGTATCAGAAAATGATGCATTAAATTTTGCTTGTAATTCAATTTGTGTTGGCGATGATAATAATAGTACTTTAATTGGTCATAAATTTTCAGATGAGTTAAAAGAGAGAGTAAAAAAAATAGGTATTACAAATGTAATAGAAAATAATATGAGTGAATTTTTATTGAGTGGTGGTTCTGTAAGGTGCAGTGTTTTAGATGTTGAAGTAAGATAAATTTATAAAAAAAATTGAAAATTGTAATATAATAATATAATGAATGATTTTAAAATTATAAGAGAGACTCTTGGTATGGATAAAAATTCTTTACCAGATGATGTAAATAATATAATTATAAAATTTATTTTAAAAGAGAGTAGTTTAACTTTTGCTAGATATGTAAAAAAAATTTGTAATTCTTGTAAACAATATTGTCATAAATATTATGTTTACAAGGAAGGTAAAATCCATAATGGTAAATGTCGTAAATGTATGAAAAAATATTTGATGATAAGATGGAAATCTGTGTATAAAGAAGATCAAATTGATGATGTATTAAATTCAACAAAACCAACAGCATATATATGTGATGAAATATTTCCAGTAGTTGATACAGATGAGAATTGGGATATATATATGGAATTGGAAGATCCTTTATATTTTTTGAGAGATTTTGATGGAAAAATCTCTTATTAAATAATTTAACAAATTAAGTATATTATAGTATATAATAGAAAAAATAATAATATATGTCATTTTCTCGTTTATTAATAAATCGTATTCCCTTATGGCGAGGGCAAACACGTAAAGGAGTTAGATATGCTCCAGCAATATTAGAAAGTATGACGCATGAAATAGTAAACAATCGTTATCCTATTGTTTCAAATTTTGTAAAAGATAGATGTTTAAATCATAGTAATGATTATAGAAATAGTATAAAGAGTATAAATAATAATTTTTTAAATAATATTCCAGAACATAAAAGTGGTGATTTAGTATTAAATTTAGGTGGTGATCATGGCATTGCTATGGGTACGATACCCCCAATGTTAGTAAAATATCCTAATTTAAAAGTAGTTTGGGTTGATGCTCATGCAGATATAAATTCACCGATTACATCAATATCTGGAAATTTTCATGGAATGCCTGTATATTTTATAAGTGAATTATGCGAAAAAGAATATGATTACAATATTTTTAAAAATAAATTATTATTAAAAGATTTGACATATTTTGGAGTTAGAGATATTGATAATACTGAAAAGAAAATTTTAGAAAAGTATAATATCAAAAATTATATAAAAAGGGATATAGATGATAAAGGTATATCAAATATTATAGATGATTTAATAGAAACAAATGATTTAAATAATAATCCAGTTCATTTGTCATTAGATATAGATGGATTAGATCCAGATTTTTGTCCAAGTACAGGAACGCGTTCAGGAGAAGGACTATTAGTAAGTGAAGTTGTTGAATTATGTAGGCGGATAAAAGAAACTGGCAATTTAGTATCAATTGATTTAGTAGAATTTAATCCATTAATTGGAGATGAAAATGATGTAGAAAAGACTATTTCATCTGTAGAGAAAATATTACGAAGTATTTTATAAAAGTTGTGGTAGTATTGGTTCAATGTCATCGTCATCATCATTATTATATGCATTATCAATAATATGTGGGATGACACTTTCATATGGTAATTTGTAAGATGGTGAGAATTGTTGATAAGCATGTTTATCAGATGGTGTTAATTGATGATATTTATTATCGTCTGAAAAATTTTGATATGGCGAATCAAGATTAAATTCTTGTGATGATTCTTCACTATTTTTTTTTTGTTGTTCTTCATCATTTAATAGAGATTCTGAATTTTCTTGTTTAAGGAACATTTTCATATTAATGACGATAATGATAATAAAAATTTGGAAGCAGATTGGGAAAAAAATTGCCCATAATTCTAAGTAAAGAGAGTATGTAAATAGGAACAAACCCCCGATTAGATATGATAATATCCATTTCCACGTGATATCTTTTATTTTTTTTGTTTTATACGTTTTAATACAATGGAATAACATTTCAGAAATTAGGATAAGATAGCCGAATAATCCAAGTAATTGAAATATTCCATTTGGTGATTTAAACCAATTAGTAATATCTTGGAACATTTTAGATTTAGATAATGTAAAATAATAGATAAATCTATTTTAATTAATTATTATTATTTAAAATTGAAAATAAAAAGGTATATATCAATAGTGAATAACGATATAATAATGGGTAATATTTTATATTCGAAAAGAAGAAAAAAGAATTATCGTTATGATTCATATGATAATGTTAGTTTTGAACGACTATTAAGTCATACCTATGACAGTAATAGCATATATGAATCACACAAAGTTTCTGAATCATATAAATCATATAAATCATATAAAGTATTTGAGAGATATGAAACGATGTATGAAACAAGATATGAACAACGTAAAAAAGTAAATAAATTACAAAAATTAATAAAAAAGAAAAAGAAAAAGAGGAGAAAAAAATTTACATGGAGAAGAATAAATTCCAATGATTTTTCAGATTCTGAATCTACCTCAGACGTAGAAGTTTCATATTTAGATTATTGCGATTTAACAAGAAAGTAAAATTAAAATTAATAAGTAAATAAAAATAAATAAAAATAAATAAAAGTAACAAAAATGATATATAAACAATTTTCATTTCTTCCTAAAGAAATTTATGATATAATTGTATTGTTTTGTCCAGAAATTTATGTACGCGATTGTTTAACTGTAATAAAGAGAACACGAATGGAAATAAATGATTTAGATATTGAAAGGAGAAAGAAACGACAGAAAATTAATACTATAGAAATTTCAATGAAAGAATGGTGTCCTCATTCAGAATTACACGAAGAAATTTGGTTTGATGGTCATAAAAATAATAGAACATACAGTTGTATTTTATGTAAATGTGATATAGATTGGAATGAACGATTAAAAATCAAGGAGTATAAAATAGCATCACGTTCGCGATGTTAAATTGAATTCAATTCAATATTATATTATATTAAAATTGAATTGAATAAATATTATGTCAGTTGAACTGCAATGAATATGTATCGTGCAAATCTGATTAATAATAGTGAAGAAAGTAATAATAGTGAAGAAAGTAATACTTGTTGTTTATTTTATTTATTTTTATTTACTTATAAATTGTTTATTTTTGTAAGACGTTATGTAATAATATTTTTTTTAATAGCCTTAGTTGATTTATCGTTTTATATTTATGACAAATATCCTCCGTATTCGGAATATATTGCCCTTGGTGGAATAGGATTTCTTCCAATGATATTATTAATTTATTTATGTATTTCAGAAAATAGAAGACGTAGTAATGAAAGGAAAAGAAGGGAAGAGTTAATAGATGGTATTTTAGGAAGTAACATTTTAACAATAGAAGATGATATGCAACACATTCGTTGTTCAATATGTTTAAAGGATATAGAAGTAGGAGATACTTATACTAGTTTGAGATGTGATCATATGTTTCATACAGATTGTATAAGAACTTGGTTTTGCATAAAGACAAATTGTCCTTTATGTAGAGAAAGAGCTTAAATATTATAATAACAAGTCCAGTTTTAAATGATTGCAATTATTACAACTACAACAATAATAACAACAACAATACCAACTGTCCATAGAACACAACTATTGGACATTTTATCTCTCCATGCTTGCCATCTAACTTTTTTTGCTTTTTTTTCAAATGATTTAGCATTGCCTTCTAATTCTTTTGATTTAATTTGAAGTTCTTCTAAATCATCTCCTCTTTCTAAAGCAGAATTAATTACTACACTAACTTGTTCTTTTGATTGAACAATTTCTAATTCAACTTCTTGAATTTTATTTTTGGTTTTATCTGTCATAATTAATATTATATGTATTATAAATCAAATTTCAATTTTTTTATTAAATTAAATAATATAGCGTTATATTATATTATATTATTTAAATAATAATTATGAATTTAACCAGATTAACAGATTGGCAATATGATAATTTTTCACTTCTAAAAAATAAAAGACTTAATAGAATGGTTCTACCTTATTCACATGACGCGGGTGCATATACAAACAAAATTAGAATGGATTTACCAGCGGCTGTTTATTGGAGTCCAGTGATAGAATTTTTACATAAATATGATATTTTTTATCCTTTTCTTGAAAAATGGACGGCTTGCCAAGATAAAAATTTTTATGACCAATTAAAAAGTGGGATAAGATCATTTGATTGGAGACTTTGTATGGCAAGTGATGGAAAATGGAGATTCCATCATAGTTTTATGGCAGATACATTAGATGATGTTCTTGAACAATTTATTAAATTTTTTAAAGAACATCCTAAGGAATTTGTTACTATTAAGATAATGCCTGGAGGTTGTCCGTGGTATAAATTTCGGGGTTGGGAGGATTATATGAAGAAATATAAAAATGGGAAATTTTATAAATTAGTTTCTTCCAGCTCACATTATAGAATGAAATATTCAAGCATGATATATGGCAAAAAAAATATTTGTTTTGTTTCAAATAATGATAAAGAACATTCATATAATGATCAGGCAAATAAATATATTCATACAGCGATACCATATGCGGAAAAATGGCTTATTAATACAGTTCCTAAAACTAGTTATTATAAATATCTAATATATCATTGCAATATTACACCTTCTACTCCAGATTTTATTACAAGTTTTATTTGTAGTGGTAATGTTTTCGTATTAGTTATTTGTTTAATAATATTAGCATTCAGATTACATTATATAATTAAAAGTAGTTTAACTCGTTTGGGAAAATTAATCAAATTTATAACTGATCCAGCTATTATAATAGTGGGATTTATTCTTGTAATATATTTTACTGGATGTTCTTTTATGAAGGGTTTTCGTAAAGGATTACAGGGTAGAGAACCAGAATTTCAAAATAAAATGATAGCAGTATTAAAAAGAAATGAAAAACAGGCAAAACTATTGTCTGCGGTTGCGATGGATTTTCCAACTACTGAAAATATAAAATATGTAATCAGTTTAAATAAATAATAAAAATTCAGTATATTCGTTTATTTTGTCCATTTTTTAATTTGTTTTTGTATTTGAATATCTCTTTCAGGTTGTGATAAAACATTATTGCTACTATATATGCGAAGGATATTTTCGATAGTTTGTTGTAGGGTAGTAATTTCATTTTCAAGTTTTTTTATTTTTTTTTTAAATTTTTTTTGTTTTGGTTTAATCTTTTTTTTCTTTTTATTCAAATTATTAAATGCATTGTTAAGATTATTTAAAGTTTTTTTAAGATCATCAGAATGAGATTCTACAGAGTATATTTTTCTTGGAGGTATTTTACAAGGAGTATTGTTTGTAGGTAATTTACAGAAGTTTTTTTCATCAATTAATTTTTGACAATAATTACAGGAGTTACCACATGTTCCTTTAATTACTGGTTTTCTAATAACTTTTGTAGTTTTTTTTCTGAATCTATCTTCATAATAAGGTATATCACAGTAATCATTAGATGGCAAAGGTTTTAATTTTAACATAATGATATTATATAATAACATTATTTTTTAATTTTAAATAAAATATTTTAATTATATTATATTATTTATATATGTTGAATCAATATTATGATAAATTGATAAAAGAAATCAGAAAAGATGATACAAAAGAAAATTTATTTAAAAATATTATTACTCCATTTTCGCCGTTACATTAACCTTTCTTAACATTAATTAATTAACATTAAGAGGTCTTAGGACACGTAACCTGCCCTGATATTTAATTGTTTGAAAAGTATAACGACATATATTTTAAATATAAACAACAAACTTGGCTCTCGTAAGCTATTTATTTAATAAAAATATATATTTTAAATTTCATACTTAAAATATCAATAATATAATTATTGTTTCAATTTTAATTTTGCTTTGATTTACTTTCGTTTTCTTTCATTTTTATTGATACGTAAAGTTGAATAAGAATACGAAAAACAGTTCGAACCTTATTATTTATGTGATCATTTCATAGGAACTGAACCATTTGATTTTAAATTACTTGGCATAAAAGCTAATAATCTTATAAAAAATAAAAATTATGGTAGTATCAAAGAATATGATATAGTACAATGTGAGGGTTCAAAACGAATTTTTTATAATATATTCTATGAAGAAGTATTACCAAAAATAAATACTAAAATTATATTAATTACATCATCATTACTTGGAAATTGTCCAAGTCGTTCAACAACATCTAGAATTGAAATGGTATTAAAAAGTCCGTTACATTAACCTTTCTTAACATTAATTAATTAACATTAAGAGGTCTTAGGACACGTAACCTGCCCTGATATTTAATTGTTTGAAAAGTATAACGACATATATTTTAAATATAAACAACAAACTTGGCTCTCGTAAGCTATTTATTTAATAAAAATATATATTTTAAATTTCATACTTAAAATATCAATAATATAATTATTGTTTCAATTTTAATTTTGCTTTGATTTACTTTCGTTTTCTTTCATTTTTATTGATACGTAAAGTTGAATAAGAATACGAAAAACAGTTCGAACCTAAAATTCATAAATGGTTTACACAAAATCCAATTCAACATCCTTTATATGCTTCTAATCCAAAATATATTCCATTTCCATATGGTATTTGCCCGAATAATATTATGGATTATGCAAAATGCTTATTAAATACAACTTCTTCTACAAAAAAAAAAATTTTACTAAATCATTTGTATTGTAATAAAAATACAAATAAATGTAGAAAAATTCTGCCTCACGTAGATATTAAATCTTCAATAGAATTTTATAATAGTATAAAAAATAGCAAATATATATTATCCCCGATAGGTGATCGTCATGATTGTTATAGACATTGGGAAGCATTGGGTCTTGGAACAATACCAGTATGTAATATAAATAATCAATTAAAGCAACTTTTTAAAGAAAATATGTATTATGTAGAAAATAGTAAAGAAATGGTAGAAATGTTAAAAGATAATGAATTTTTAAATAATATTTATAAGGAACCAAATAAAGATTATATATCTTTAGGTTATTGGGAAGATTATATATTAAGGAATAATTTTAATAAAATCCAGTTAAAAATTGAATAATAGATTAAAATTATAAGTAAGTGTTATGAATAAGTTAGTTTATTTTTTAATATTATTATTATTAAATATATGTGCTAGAGGAGTAACTGTAATAAAACCTTCTCAAATTGCTGGACTTTATGGTCATTTAACAGCAACATTTGGTCCATCATCTGGTAATTATTATGTAAATAGTACATTATTGGTTTTTTTGGAGGATAATAGATATGGTTGTTTATCTAATTCAATAAATATAACAAATAAGATAGTTATTGTAGAAAGAGGTGAATGTTCTTTTTTTACTAAGGCAAAAAATATACAAGATTCTGGTGGTATAGCAATAATAGTAGGTAATGATGTTTCAAGCAGTATTGAAAATAATTATGGATATATAAGAATGTCAACAATAAATAATGAAGACAAGAATGAGATAAAAATACCATCTGTTTTTATTCCAAATGAGGAATATAAATTTTTATCGAATGATGCCTCACTTGAGGAAACTATCGTTACGATATGTGAAGATGGTGAGATTATAGATCCGTATGATCAATTTATGGATGCTTTACATAAATTGTTTTATATTTTATTAATTGCATTAGTAATTATTGTTTCAGGAATATGTTTATTCGTATGTTTTAAAATGTGTGGCTGGATAGATAAATGTCGTGATATAAATCATAGGCGTATTCGAATGAATGAAATAATAGAGGTTGAATGGTCTGAATCTCTAGTCCAAGAGCATGGCATTCATAATACTTCTTGTGCGATATGTTTATCGCATTTTGGTGTAAATAGTGAAGAGAATAGTGAAGAGAAATCTGAAGAGGATAATAATTTGGAAGTATCTGAAAATGTAATTGAAATATTTAATGATGATGAAATGGTAAAAATATTTCGGTGTAAGCATGCTTTTCATCCAGATTGTATAGAACCTTGGTTTGAAAATCATAATAAATGTCCTTTGTGTAAAGAGGCATTTATTGATGATTTAGATACAAATTATAAGAAATTTCTTCAATGGAATCGTAATTGTGGTAGAAATATAACAAATATGAGTATAAACTTTGGTAATAGGATGGAACGAATGGGAACAAATATTCGTAATAACATAACAAGTTGTCCAATGCGTTGTTATAATTATTGTTGTTGTTATCCTGTACTGAGGGAAGATGAAGATTATCAGCAATTGTAAGAATAAATTATTTTCATGGATATGGTTCTCCATTTTTATAATATTTTGGATTAGTATCAAAAGTTTTATCATAGACAGGCCAAATTTTTTTATTATTCGATAACCATTTTTGAAATTCAGTTGGATAATCAACAGACCAATTAAAATCTAAATTAAAATATACAAAATGTCCCCAATCTTTTAATTCATAACCACTTCCAATAATTAAACCATAAACAAATTCTTTATGTTCGTCAGTAACTAATTTAACAGTTTGTAAGTTAAAAATTTTTTTATAAACTTTATTCTCTAATGTTCTCATTTTTAATTATTTTTAGTAATAATAATCAATTTTAATTAATATTATTAAATGTTATTTTATATTGTTTGCAAGTTCTAATTTTTACATGTTTTATTTTTTTGATTAAAAATATAAAATTGAATTTCATATTTTTAATTAAAACTAAAATATGAAGAAATCTGCATCAGAATTATCACTTACAAAATTAGCAACAGATGAATGTAATAATAAGTATAGTTTGATGGTTAAGAATGCTGGTTGGGATATTCACACACACATTCATCGTCATGGCTATGCTGAAAAACTTTTATCTCGTAAATTTTCAATCGATGATTATGGTATGTATATTATTCAATTATTTCATATTTATGATACCATAGAGATTCTAATGGCTGAATCAACAAATCCATTGCTAATGAAATTTTGGAACTTATTTGGTGAAAAATTAAAACGCACAGATTTGTTAATATGTGATTTAGAATATTATTATGGTAATGATTGGAGAAGTAAATTGAATGAGAATAAATTATATGCAACTGATTATTATACATCACGTTTAATCAAAGTATATAATAAGAATCCGTATTTATTATTAGCTCATGCTTATATTCGTTATTTTGGAGATTTAAATGGTGGTAGAGTTGTAAGAAAGCGTTTTTTAAAGAATAATAATTTAACGGAAGGTATGTATTTTTATACATTTTCTACAGATTTAAAGATATTAAAAAAAGATTATCGTTTATTTTTAGATAACCTTGGTTGGTTATTAACAGATAGAGAAAAAAAATTGTTTTTAGAAGAAGTTAAGGAAGGATATTTATTAAATTATTCATTATTTACTGATTTATTTATGTCACATAAGAATGATATAACAAAATATAAATATAAGGGTAGTTCTTTATTAAAAGTTGTTCAAAGAAATACACCTACGATTGGAATGGTAATATTTGTTTTACTATGTTGTTTTATATATCCTTTATTTTGTATAGAATAATGGTAAAGTTTCTTTAGTAAATATTTTAAAAATTATATTATTTGGATTTATTTTTTTAAGTATTGATTCTGGATATTTGATATTAATTTTTTTTATATTGACTTTAGTTTGTTGTAACATTTCTTGACACATAGAGAGCCATACATGTGTATCTAAAAATATATTATCCGAGTTAAAATCTAGTTCCCAAGGTGCGTCTTGTCCAAAATAATGAATTACTGATATCTTGGAGCATTTTTTTGTTTTTTGTCTTTGGTGGTAAATTGATTTATCGTCACAACATTCATTTCTACGCCATGGAATAAATTGATAGCATTGTGGCAGATTATACCATGTTAGTTGTGGTCCGTGTTCGTATACACTCATAAAATACGCAATAGATTGTTCATCGTGTCCAGAATAGTTATTTTTGGAGAAAGTATCAACAATATTTTTATTTTTAAGCATTTGTTTGTATTTATTAAAATGATCTTTATTAGGATATAATAAAACAGCTGATGCGATTAATACATATCCAGATTTAGTTAATGCTTTTTGAATAAGATTTGGATTTATTATTTTTTTGCGACCATAATAATCTTTTATTTTTGAAAATTTAGAATATTTATTTGACCAAGGATTATAAAATGTAGCACTAATTTTTTTTTTATCAAAAACCGAATCTATGTTTTGGGTAACGATTGTATCAGCATCTAATAAAAAAACTTTTTTATATTGTGTAAGATTTAGTATATTCCATTTGGTATAAGAGACATCAATCCATGTTTTATATAACTCTTTCTGTCTGGTAGTTTTTAATTTTGGTCGTTTTACTCGTATATAATTAATTTCAATAACCTTATTGCAAATTTTTGCTAATTCTTTGCGACCAATATCACTGACATCAGGGGTAACTAAACATATTAAGTCATATTTGGTATTAGTTCTTTTTACAGAATATGCGGAAACTAGAACTCCGGGAATATATCTGTCTCCTTTAAATATTGTCCATACATATGCATTTTCGGATGACATGGTAATATTATTATAATAAATGTATATTTTAATTGTGTTTGAATATATAGATAATTAAAATAGATAAAATATAAAATTTATATAAATTATCTTTATATCCCATGTTAGTTCGAACTTGTCAAGGTGTATGGAAAACGGGAAATAAGAAGGGACAAAAGTGTAAAAAAAAAGTAACTACTCGTGAGTATTGTAATTATCATCATCGAATGATAACTAAAAAAAATATTAAGAAGGGAAAAAAGGAAATTATAGTTAATAATGATGTTTTTGGTTTGATTCGTTGTGTTCTTTGTGAAAATAATATAGATAAGAGTTTATCTCAAGTTTTATTAGGATGTGGTCATAGATTTCATTATAATTGTTTTATGTTAATTAAATCTAATGAATACGGTTATATTTTCAATAATGGTAAATGTCCAGAATGTAATTATGATATTGAGAATGAAATGAGTAAAGAGTGTAGTATTTGTTTTGAGAATTTAATTGAGGATATTCAGAAGACATCGTGTGGTCATTTTTTTCATAAAAGATGTTTGGATAGTTGGTTTGAAATGAATCGTATTTGTCCAATGTGTAGAAAAAAATTATAAAATAACAATAGTATGTTTATTATTTGTATATTTTTACTATTATGTATATTCCTAAAGATATTCAAAAATTGATATTATCATTTTTGCCCAAAAAATGTGATTGGTGTATGAGGGATTGTAATTATGAAATAATCGATTACAGAACAAAAATATGTGTAGAGGGAGATAGAGAAGATATTGTAGAAAATGCATATATTTGCCGATTATGTAAAATAGGTAATTTTAATTTTGATAGAAGATATGTATGGATAAAAAATTTTGGTCGGTCACAAGAAAGAGATATCATATCATTCTATCCTCAAATGCATGTGAGATCATATGAACATGTTCCTTATGGTAATATTATAGAGGAACCAATATATAGTATGATGGATGTGCGTAGAGGAGATAATCCTTATCCTTATTATTTACAATAATGGTCAATAGCATTTTGTACATATTTTTCTTTATGTCCTTCTGATAGTGCTGCCCATAAGTATTCAAATGATTGCCATTTTTCAAAGATATAATTTTCATCATATTTTTCAGGTTTTTTTTCAAATAATTTTTCATATTGAAAAAATTTACTGGTATTCCAGTAATAGCGAATAACTAGGTCAATTTTTGCGGAAATATTGTGATTCATAATTATTTAATATAAATTCATAAATTTCAATTTTTAAATTTATATTAATTTTACCAGTCCCTTAATTTTTTAATTATTTAATCATATAATTCTGCTCTTCGTCTCATATTTTCATTAAAGGCTTTACTTCTTTTATCACAATGTGTAGTTAGATTGTATATTACGAAAATATACATAAATAACAAGAGAATTAGAACTAAATATAAATAAGTCATATTGATTATTATATTGTGGTTATAAATTTCGATTTTATTTTTTTAACTGATAATTGGACTTCCGAAATGATAATCCATCATCTCTTCTAATTCTTCTGCTTCAGACTCACTTTGTTTTGGCAATTGATGAGCTTGAATTTCAGCTAATAGATTCATTTTAATTACTGGGCATTCAGCATTATAATATTGAGATAGTAATTGTTTAAAAATTTTATCATCAAATTCTTCATCTTCTTCTAAATCTGAGGAAAATAAAGACTCTGTATCATCTGGGTGTTTCTCAGCAACATATTGAATAGTTTTTTCTTGAATTTCTTCTATAGTTTTTTTTTCTTGTAAATTATCAATCATATTGATAAGTGCATCAATTCTTTGAATTGATTTTGATTCGATAGTTGTAATCATTTCATTAATTTTGCTTAAAGAAGACATATTTATATATTATCTATAATAAGGAAAGTTTTATTTAAGTAGTAAAAATAATAATCGATTTTAATTTTTATGTAGTTGCCTTGGTGTGTTTCATCATAAGATAATCACCAGCAATTACATCATCATATTTAGATATTCCATTAATTTTACAAGATTCGAATGTTTGTATTAGTGTATTAGGGTTTGCATTAAAGAAGAAAGCGATAGATTGTCTTCTATTATTAACTCCGTTCTTGATTTGCGGATTAACTACGCGATGAACAGTAGATTTCCATTTATCATTTGTCCATCTTTTGAATAAATCACCAATATTAATAATAAAGCATTCTTCAGGAGATTTAATATCAATCCAAGTATTATTTTTTGATTGAACTTGTAGTCCTCCAGTATTATCTTGTTTTAGAATTGTAAGTATTCCATAGTCACTATGTTGACTACACCTAATTTTATTAGGTTCATATGTTTCAACGTGTGGGTAATTAAGAAGTCGAAGAGCACTTTGGTGATTTTGTATTTTATCTTCGAACCAGTTTTTAGGCATATCTAATGACAATGCGAAAATTTCAAGTATTTTTGTTGCTAATTTACTCATATTATTGTAGTAGTTAGTTATAATTTTGTCCATATTTTTTGGTGATTTAGGTAATCTAACATCATTATTATTAAGGCATAATTGGAAAGTTTCTTTCATATCGGGATAAATTGTTTTATTATTATCAAATGTTTTAGATAATATTTCATTTGATTCATATCCATATGGGTAAGAAGGTGTCATTTTAATAAGTTCTTTAATTTGTGTTGATTGGTCGAAGTATTGTTTTGTAATATTCCATGTATTACTAATATTATCACTATGAAATTGATGTCCTTTAATCATAAAAAAACCTATGTTTTCCATAGCATTTTTTACAGAATTTACAAGGTTATGGATTTCAGTAGTATTATTTGAATATATTGGGCTAATATCTATTATTGGTGTGCTCATTTAAATAGTATACTAATTAAATTCTTAAATAGTATACTAATTAAATTCTTAAATAGTATACTAATTAAATTCTTAATTATTCTGTATTTTGATATGCTTTTTTTTCTGCTTCTTCTGCTTCGATATTGTGTTTTCTTCGATAATGTGCCTTTAGGTAATTACGAGATTGTAGTTTTTTATGACAAATGTCGCAAGTGTATTTTTTATTTTGACATTTACCAGTTTTAATATGTTCTTTTAATTGTTTTTTATTAGCACAGATAAATGTACAATGAGGGCATTTTCTTTTTCTACATTTATTAATATGTTTATCTAAATGACCTCTACTTGTAAATTTTTCATCGCATATGTGGCATGACCATGTATCCTTACCACATACATTTTCTTTATGAGATTCAAGTTGTCTTTTAGTACTTAATGTATTTCCACACTTATCACATTTAAATTTTTTTTTATTACTTATCTTTGATTTTTCAGATTTTTGTTTTATTTTAATTGCTTTTAATTCTTTTTGTGATTCTTTAATTAATTTCTCTAATCTTTTTTTCTTTTCTTCTAAATTAGCAACATTTTTGTTGTTTTCTTGCTCATTTTCCGTTGAATCGGTTGACATATGTATATGTATATGCTATATATTTATCTTTATTAATAAAAATTTCTATTTTAAATATTTATTAATAATTAATTTTGTTTAAGTTTCGCCCATCGTTTCGCTTTCTTCGTTTCAACTATTCGTTTGTTTCATATTAATGTATTATTTATTATTTGAAACCTACGATTATAAAATATTTTTTTTAATATTCTTAATTTCGTGTGTGGGGTAATTAGTAATTTTTTTTATTTCTTTATTATCTTTACAGCGATGACAATTTTAAATGTTATAAAATTGATTTTAAATATATATTTAAAATGTTAAATTCAATTAGTGAAGATATTTTTGAAATGATTAAAAATAATATTGATGATGAAATTATTAAAGTTACAAAAAATATAAGTAAAATAGATGTTAATATTAATAATAAAAATAATGATGAAATATATGTTAATAAAAATATTAATAAAATAGATGTTAATAAAAATGAAGATAATAATAAACCTATTGAAAATAAAAATAAATTAAATTTAATTAAAAAATATTTAAAAGATAATCTAAAATCAGAACAATTAATGGAATTAAGTGAATATTGTTTTGCTATAAAAGAAAAATGTATAGGAGATGGTTGTGGTTTAACATCTGGTTGTATTGTAGATATGTTAATAAATGAATTTTTAGAAAAATATATTCCAAAATTTAAAGAATGTCATGTAGGTGAAGCAGATTGTAAAATTAATAATATTAAATTTTCTTTTAAAAAAATAAATGGTAACTCTACTATTGCTCTTGATTGGAGTAAAAATCCAGAAAATAGTAAAAAAAGAACATATTTTACTTGTGATATTTTAATTCTAAATATAAAATCTCAAAAATGGTGGAAAAAAGGTCCTCTAAAAAGTATTGATAATAATTTAGTTTTTACAGAAGAAATACCATCTGGATTTTATTTTATTGATAAAAAATGTAAAGAATGGGTTAAATTATCATCAAATAATAAAACGAATTCATTAATTAAAAACCAATATTTATATAAAATGTTAAAATTATCTCTTAATAGTAATTTATTTATTAAACTTCCAGAACCAAAAGGAATAATGAAATGGACTATTATAAAAGGATTTATAAAAAAATAAAAAATAAATTATTCGGGACTTAATAAATGTTTTGCAATATATTCTATTACTTTTACATTTACTGAATTACCAAATTGTTTATAAGATGTATTTAATGTATCATGATATTTAAAATCTTCTGGAAAACTTTGTAATCTGGCTACTTCTCTTGGTGATAATTTTCGTTTTAATGAACCTATATAAAGTATTTGAGCCATTGCTACTAATGTGGGAGAATAATTCATTCTTTTTACTCTAATACCAGATGGTCTTGGTGTAAAACACAACGTCCATATACTATCATCAGTTTGAAATTTTCCACATTGCCATTCAAATTTTGCTTTACTTCCACTAAAATATTCACATTTTTTAGCATTCTCTAACCATTCTTCTAAAAATGATTTATGTGTTTTATAAAATTCAAGATTTTGTTTTATAAATTTTTGTTTCCAACCAGGAAAGTTAGAATAGTCAAACTCATCAATAAAATATTCTGTCCAAATAGGAAATGTTGGTAATTTAATATTTAGTTTTTTGAAATATTGGACGAATGTTT